AATAAGTTTAGCTATTTCTTTTAGGTATTCTGCGCTACTTTTGTAATCAATTTCTTGTTCTAATGGAACTAAAAGTGAATTTGTTCTATTTCTTATTTTCTCGTAGACGATAAAAGTGCGCGCGAAATATCCACCTTGAATTGCAGATTTGGTGAAAAAATCTTCACTCATTGCTTCATTAGTTGCGGTTAACATTGTAATGGTTGGGTCTTTGAGAGTGAAAGTTTCCATCTTAAGTAGCGAACGCCATTCACCTTCATTATAGTTACGGTCATACAGGTCAGTTAGAATCTTAGTTGCTACTTTGTCTTCAACTATTGATGATGATAATTCAGAAGAACAAATAAAAGCAACAGACTTCATTGGAACTTTTCCACCTGGTTGAGTTTGAGTTTGTGCTAGCTCCTTTAGAATTCCCTGAATAGAACCCCTACCAGTTATAATTCTAGTATTATTGACTGCTTTAACTAATTGCTTTGCAGCATTAACTGCTGGGCCTTTTTTAAGACCTGACTCTGCATGTAACATGGTATAAATGTTGGGATAAAGTTTGTATATATGACGTGGCAGCCATATATTATCCTTGACACATGCTGAAATTGCTGAAATAGCTGCCCAATAATAAAATGAGGCAGGAGTTTCTAATTCATCATGTTGTTTTACAAAATCTACGAGCCAGCTCATTTTTTATTCCTATAATGAGCTCTCTGAAGAATCTGTTCTTTGTTCATGGACTTAAGGAATAATACTTTTAACAACACTTATCAGATAATTCCTGCAATTCCCACATTTAGCTTCTGCTAGACCTTCAATTATAATTCGGTATTGACAGATTTGGCAGTAAACTTCATGTGGCTTATCATTTACAGGCATTGATGGATTATCACTATACGGGGGTTCCTGTAAATCCTTAAGAAATGGATATTTAGAATGGAATGTCGTCATTCTGCATCCTCAATTCCAACATTTCATCTTCATGGATTTTGCGCTGAACACTAGTGATTAGTATGAGTAATTGTGAAAGTAACTGAATTAAGTTGGTAGTTATGAGTTCATCATAGCCATCAACAGACCAACCCTTATCAATATCTTTCCTATATTGAAGTGTGAGTCGAAAATGCCACTTAGCCATTAGTTCCAACTCGTAGGAGATTGAGACTCCGGTTTATTTTAACTCAAATTATTTCTTGCATCCATAATACCAGCAACTATCTTTAATAGTTCAGGAAATTCCTTACCGTGAATAGGAAATGGATTAGGTAATCTCATTGCTACTCCTGGTGCTATTTCCTTGTAGATGAAGGGTTCGGTAAGGTAGTCTAACGTAGCTACCACTATTACCATTGCCATCAGTAATTCTGTTTCATCAGTGTATAAAAATTTCAGTTGTTCTTTCGCCATATCGATTATGGCCTCAGCTTGCATGTCATCCATTCCTGCCATATAGTCTCTCCTCTTGAGTCCTGTAGATAATATCAGTTAGTTTTGAGTCGGGTGGTAATGGTTCTTGCGCGAGGAATTGTTCAGTTATGCTCTTAGGTGGCATATTTGGTATTTCAATGGGTGGAGTAATGATGGGCAAATCCTTAAACTTAGACAAGTCCTTATAGTTATAACCAGTCTCAATTTCACACGGTATAACTAATGGAGGACGAGGAAGGGAGCAACACCAGAAATCAATAGGTCTTTCAAATTCTGTCTTAATGATTGGTGTCCACTCATCTAATCTTTTTACTGGTATACAAAATAGTAGGGAGTCATGAGATTCCAATACTATTCGGATAACAGGGATTTTCTCCTTAATACGTAACGCAGCAGCTTTTGTGCTATCAGACACTGCTCTTTGTGGCAAGTAAGAAAAACCTTGTCTAAAGAGTTCTTCATCCCAACGTTCAAAGAATGTTCTCTTACCCCCAATTGGCGCATCGACACCGTAAGGTAATGGTGCAATGAGTTGACGATTACGCTTGAGACATTCAATTACTTCTCCTTGAAAAACTGCACGAATCTTAGGTTGACGTGCGTGGAAAATCATTAAGGCTCGTTCTGCAATCGCCTCAGTAATAGCGATAGGGATTTTATATTTTCTGGCGTCAGTATTAACTGTAACTGCTGCACGTCGTTTACCGGCACCAAGATGACCGGCGTGCCGAAGAGTTTTACCAACAAATCTAGTAGGGTGCTCGTATCCCAGAATCTTTTTTGAATAATCAGTTTCAGTTCCACCAAAGAACCAACTGGCCGTCCACGCATGATAATCTCTAGTGTCGATGTCATATAGTGCCTCCTCATCATTCGCGAGTCTAAAGATTACTCTTGCCTCAGCCTGAGAACTATCAGCCTGGACAAAGATATAGCCTTCAGGACCAGATTCTTCATCAGGTTCATCGACGATGTATTGCTCTCTAACTTCTGCACCAATATCACCATGCTTAGTCATGATTTGAAATGGTGTGCCTAATGCTTTCTTTTTCTTCTTACCGTCCTCACCAACAACTTCAATGAATGGTCTAATAGGAGGTTCCTGCTGACCAGTAGAAGTTCTACCAGTTTCAAGACAAGGAAAGTAAGTAGTTCTAATCCTACCATCAAAATCAGGTAGAACCATGATATTATTCGCGATAGTTCTACGAACTCTTCTATCCTCAAGAATGAGTTCAAGTATCCTCCTATGTTCAGGTTTACGACAAGCATTAGGAGAATTAAGTAGTGCAGTTAAATCCTCTTCACCAGTTGTATTCTTGCGAGGTAGTTTTAAGTTCTCCCATAATAGTAATGCTATCTGCTTAGGAGATGCTACATTGATTTCTGTTCCAGTGAGATGGAAAAGTTCATATCGACACTTCTCATCCCATTCAATGTATTTTTTTAATAGTTCATCACGCTTGACTGTATCTTGTCTGAACCCTTGCCGTTCTATATCGTAATAGAGAGCAGGAAGTTGCATGAGGAAATTTTCAAAGAAAGGACGCATACCTAGTTCATCTAGGTCAGGGTCCATAGCTTCGTCTACTTCAAAAGTGACACATGCATCTCTAGCACATCCTATGAAAAGGTCATTGATATTTCCTTCATACATCCCCTCATCTTTATAGAACGGCTCTTCAGTGTATATTGAAGTGAGGAATGCGAGGTTTTTCGGAAGCTCAGGGTTAATTGCGTGGGCCTTGAGCATTGTATCACTGACAAGTTTCTTAATAATGAATCCAAGTCGCTTAATTTTATCTCTATCGTAATTGAAGTTCTGCCCGACGATTTCACATTCATACAATATCTCTGCAAGTATGGTCCAAATCTGAACTAGGTCTGCTGAAGGAATGGTTGATATTCCCCCCATATTCCAGAGAGGAACTGTCATACCATGAGACTTATTGAACGCGAGTCCGATACATACAGGAATACAAGTGCCATCAGCTTCAATATCAACTGCTAGACGAAGTTTACCTTTATATCTTTTTCTAAACTCCGCGAGGTCGTATGAAGAATGGCAAATTTGAAGTGTGCGATGAGGAAGATTAACTTCAGGGAATTCTGCTTGTGCTTTAGCACGCTTGAAATCAAATATCATTACCTGTCGATTCCAGTATCCCTTTATTTCTCCCCCTGTAGCCGTGTGGAGTAGATGGGCCGGATGGTATGTAGAAACAAACTTTCGTCCCATTCCGTGCATGATAGAACCACGGAATTGGGAAATCTTAGTTTTACCTGATAGCGCCCACAATGCTGTCCCGCCGAGAGCCAAGATACAGTTAGGTTGTATTGCAGTAATTTCTTGTTGTAGTTCAATGAGTTGTTCCTCAATATTGATTCCTGCATTCTTAGCCCTTACTGCAAAAGGAATCTTTTGGCTGGGTAAATTTGGAGGAACCTCATACTTACATACGTTTGACAGCCAGCAATTCTGACGGTGAATCCCACTATCTTGTAATAGTCTAGTGAGTTCTTTACCAGATGGGCCAACAAATGGTTTGCCCTCTAAAGTTTCATGATACGCGGGAGCCTCTCCTAATATAAAGAGTTTGGCACCCATCGGACCATGACCGGGGACGTATACTCTTTCACTCATATACTGGTTTAGACGGCTTTATTTGTTCCCAACAATCATCACAAACAACACGTCTGTCTTCCCATTTTGAATTAGGAAACATTTTTTTGTATTCTGCAATGGCTTTTTCTTCTGACCATGTTTCATCTCTTACTAGGTCAAAAGTGCCACCACACATTGAACATTTATATTTAGTAGTAATCATCTCATTCTTTCTCGCGCCTGTTGAGTAATATAACCACAGTCTTTATGCTGCCCAAATCCGGGAGCAATAATGTAATCACTTATCTCTAATCCGAGTAATTGGTCTGCATCAGTAATTACATAGTAGACCTGACCATTACGCGCTACTACTCTACGTTGTCCACCATTGATTTCTCTTGCATCAGGACATACGTTGTAACGTAAATGGTCTAGACCATCAGTAATCTTATTAGCAAGACAAGCAATAGGTTTCTTAATAGTCATGATGTATATTTCGCGTAGATTGATTCCAGCTTATCAGCTTGTCCTTCAGTTAACTGACGAAGTAAAGACAGTCTTTCATCCATATCATTAACGAAGTTGGTTTCCCAATTGTTAAGTTTATCGGATGCTTCACTAGTAATAGCGTCTACCCAACTACGATAAACTTCAATTGGTTGTGGGGTCCAAATCTTACTCATTTTCAATATCCACTCTAATTATTTTACCTACAAAATAGACAGTCCAACCTTTTCCCTCAACTTTCTTCAAGCCAGAATTTTTAAGAAATTCAATTGCAATACGAATAGTCTCAAACGTTTCAATACTTGGCATGTTGTCTTTTCCTTTTCTTTCGGAAACACTTCTCACAGAGTCTAGTTCTATGAAGTAAACCCGGAGTAGCCTTTTCGTCCTTCCAATTTACACCACAGCTAGGACAGGTATTCCAAGTTTGATTATCCGTCATTGTTGGTAGTGTTATGTCTGGGGGTTCCATTACCGTTCAACCTCTTTAACGCTTCTTGTCTGTTAGGAGATTGCATGAGTGCTGGATTGGTATGAAAAGAATTAGCTAGTTTTAAGTTCTCAGAAACTAGTCCTATACTAACGGAGAAGTATGCAGCAGTGCTTGATACTGTCCAAGTCTTTTCGTGAGCATTCATAGCAAGGTGATAAATTTCCATCACCATTACTTTTTCATGCCATAATTTAGACTTGAGATATCGTTCCCTGAATGTCATTCTGTTTTAACTGCAATGATTTAGAGCCACACCACAAACAAAATCCGAATTGCAACTTGTAATCTAGGTGTAATGTGATATTGCAGTTAGAACAGAAATAGTGATACTTACAATTGTGCCCAAGGGGTAGTATCTCAGTAACCGTAGGGTCTGCAATATTAGTTATCACTACTGAATGCGCAGGATTAGTGACCCACAAATTCATTGTGATAGTAACGTAGGTAATAAAATCAGCATCTTTAAGAGATGCCGTTTCTGTTAGTATTTGGTCTATCCTAGTATCAAGCGCGAGACCAGTTAAACCTACTGCTATACTCTTCAGAAAAGCACGTCTATTCATTATTTTTGGTCCATTTCATTTCCAAAAATGAAAATTAGTCTACTTTTTGAACACTTATGGCATACTTCAAACGAAATAGTTATAAGTGGAGGATTATCTGCATAACTGTGAGTTGCTATGTTATACATATAATTCCTCCACTTATGCCAGCAAAGGAACTTATTCAACTTAATATGCGAGTTGAATCTAAGTCTTGGGATTCTCATCATTGAGAACCTTTATCTTAATCGCCCGCCACCCCCTATCCTGAACTTCGATAGGGGTAAACTCCACTTTCATTCCCTGCTTCAATTCAAGGAAACGAAGTGTATCCTGTCGTAGACTAGTCCAATGGAAAAAGATGCGTGTGAACTTGATATCCTTTGAAGATATAAAGCCCCATCCATCTTCTGATACCTTGATGATTTTACCCTGAACACGCTTTTCCTCCTGCTTAATGTGCTCAGTGATTAGTTCTTTGTCCCTACCGCTGAGTTTATCGAAAAGTCCCATCATTGTTATCTCCTACCAAAACAATTGAAGTAAATCAGGGGCTATACAAGTTGAGGTTTACTCGGTCTGTATAGCCCCCTATCACTGAATAGTTCTTATGGCCCCCATTCCCACTAATATGACTGTCTATATAGGTCAGTCAATTAACACACCCACTGGCATTTAAGTATCAGTGTGTTACGTGAGGGAGTATTTTTCCAAGCCATTCAGCGAATGTTGGTATTACTAGTTATTCGTCTGATTCTTCGGGGACAACTTCATCAGCGTCCTCGTCGATATCAGCACCTTCAAGAGTCTCTGCTGACTTGGATTCGGCGTCCATGTCAGTTACATCTTCCTTCTCGTTCTCTTCCTGCAAGTCCATTAGTGACTCCTTGTTTGAGGACTATTCCTCTGTAATTCAGAACTAGTTAAACCGCAGTAGGAAGTGGCTTTGCTTCCCGATATTTGTGGTTTACTCTGTTGTTGATGCGCCCCTGATACTCTCCATTTTCAACAAAGATATCCAACTCTTTGCCTGAAGCAGCTTTCAAATCAAACCTCATTCCGGGTTTGACTTCAACACCGAATGCTGCTAGGAAACCAACAGCAAAACCAATGGCCTTGCTATTGAAAAGCCAATCGAGAGGAACTCCCTCGAAAATCTTGTCCCCATTGTCAGCATTGAAAAGGATAGTTCCCTCTACAGGATAGTTCGTGGATGGTCCCTTTTCCGTTTTGGTAGGAACTTCCCCCACATTCTCAACTCTGACCCTATACCACGCGGGGTCGACAACTTTACCCCTTAGTATATCTCGCTGAGAAAACTCAATTACAGGCATGTTTACTCCTAATTGTTACTTGGTTGCAGTGAAACCTGCTGATGATGCACTAGCAGGGGTGATTATTCCTGATGGTTTATCAGGAATAGATACGATAGTTGATGGCATCTCTCTCAGTCTTTTCTGAGCAGGTGCAATCCATCTATCGTAAAGGGGTTCATCGTGGAATACAATCTTGCGTTCCAGTGGAAGTGAAGTTCTAGCGTAATCATTCCCCGTGAATTGGGTGAATAAGGCGAACTTACTATCACTCTGGTCATCCGCATTGAATCCAGTATCCACATTGAAATGATAAACTTCCGTCATATAGCAGGAAATCTTACCAGCAATCTTGTCTCCACCCGTAATGATTACGCGTGAATGATGTGTGAGTTTATTGGTTGTGTCATCTTTACGTTGCCCAACTACATGAGCAATTAGAATGACATGAACCTTGTGATACTTATGAATGTCCTTGAGTGCGGCTATGAGAGTTTGAAATGCTGCCGACTCAGCGTTGTATTCCTCAAGTCCATCTACTGAGATATTACCGATTTTCTTCCCACCACCTGATTGTGCTTTAACAGCACGAGTTTCACGATTGATGTTATCCGCAAAGCTCGTTATACTATCAACAATGATTGTTTTGTAGGGGCATTGAACCTTAAACTGGTCTAGTTTAGCTTCTGGCTTAGACCAATCTTTATAGTCGTCGAAAGTAATGTCAGATGGTTTAATTCCCCATCTTTTCATTGGAAGAGTAAGTGCTTCCATTTTGTGGTCTGTCGATATCCAATATTGAGGCTTAGGATATGACAGAGCACAAGTAGACTTGCGAGTTCCGGGTTCGCCCTTCAACATTGTAAAGAGGCTACTATTATCAAGTGATTCCATTGTTG